TATAAAAGAATTCCATGGAGGAGCAGCACCGACGGATAAGCAGTACGACAACCTCAAAACACAATGCGCTTTCAAGCTGGCCGAACTGATCAATAAGAGGTCATTCCGTATTATCTGTACGAAAGCGCAGGAGGAAGCTATCAAGGAACAACTAGCTCAACTCAAACAGGCCAATCTCGATAATGACACGAGAAAGAAGAGCTTGATAAGCAAGGAACGAATGAAAGAATCTTTAGGTTGTTCACCTGACTACCTCGACATGCTGATTATGCTTATGATCTTCTTCCTGGTTAAACCACTGAAAGGAGCGAAAGCATATTATTCAGAACTTGATTAATGACAATTTGTAAACCGTAAATAGTATAAAGTGATATATGACCCATAGTGAAGTATCGAAAAATAGTCAAAGAGTGAACTTTGGAATGTACTTATTCCTCCTAAGTGTTGGACGGTTAGATGCACCATTCGATGAACTGTTCATGCAGCTTGTTCGCCCTGATATGGTGTTCGGCAAGAAGGTCCCGCAAGACTTAAACGACCTAACATTCGGAGAACTCCTACGCCTGCAGGAGATAACAGACAACACACTGTTCACTCTTCCGGCAAAGGTGTTGCTTAAAGTGTCGGAGGAACGTGTGATGGAAGAGGAAGCAATCAAGGTATTATCGTTTTCCTCCTTTGTCGTACAGGAGCTCAAGCGTATTGGACAGGTGTTTGCATCAACGAACGTTCCACCTACACCAGAGGAAATAAAAGCGGGTGTAGATAAGTTGGACTTTGGGCCGTTCGGTCTGATTGACTATTACGCCAAACGCATGGGCATACAAGACCATGACAAGGTATTACGGTTCCCGTGGGTAAGAGTGTACAAGTGTCTTGAAATGGATGCAAAGAAGAATGTGTATGAACGTAACCTCAGAGAAATATATGCTAAAAAGAAGTAGAGTGGAACAAAAGGTCGAAGCTATTGCCGGAAACATGCAAGGCTTTACCTACGTGTATGAGGACTGGACGAAAGCCGACATGCGTATTGAACGGATGCCACTACCGGCTCTCATCAACTTGTTACCTGTGTCCGGAGAGATAAGTATTCATAACGACAGGGTGAAAGATTCTCCAAACTGTTCATTTGCCTTTGTTGACAAAGTGCGGAAAGATGCAAACGGTTCAGATAACGACAGTGTGTTTGAGTGCATGAAAGATGCTGCAATTGAGTTTATTGCCCGGTTGAACATGAGTGGTGAGTTCGAGTATATCGAATCATTCACGTACCATGTGTTGCTTGAAAAGACTTCTGTTGTGTGTACCGGTATTGTGATCTACATAACGCTTAAGGAGGTAATCGGTGTGTGTATCCCTGATGTATAAGCATGAAGACAGAACAAACAAGGGTAATCCTAAGAGAAGAACTGGACGATCTGAAACAGCGGATCATAGCCAATCACATTGCAGCAGGGCAAAAAGCGTCCGGCAGTACTATTGCTTCTCTTTGTATTGTCGCAAATGACAAAGAGGGCGTCCTGTACGGTCGGCAAGCGTTTGGGGTATTGGAAGCAGGGCGTGCCCCAGGAAAGGTGCCTATGAACTTCACGCAGATCATTCGCCAGTGGATTATTGACAAAGGGTTATCTGTCACACCAATCCCATACATACGGCAGCCGTCGGAGAAATGGATGCCTAAGTACACGCCAGAAGAACGCGGCCTGATGTCTTTAGCCGGAGCGATCGCATATAGCATCAAGAAGAAAGGTTCGGGACAGTATCGATCAGGAAATCAAACTAACATTTATTCAAACGAGATTCCCAAAACAGTAGACAACATCTTGCGGCGTGTTTCACGGATGTTTGAGGTTGAAATAGAAACGATAAATCAAGATAGCAATGAGAACAACGAAAGTAGGTAATACAACGGTTGAATACGTTGATGAGATAAGCTTTGCTTTTAATCCTATCATCGTGAATATGTATGGCCAGGAGTGGCAGTACGTTGTTGGTAAGATAACGGACCAGAAGACAGGAACAGTGTATCAGGAAAAAAGGTACATGTTTGGCACAACGTGTTTCTTTGACTTCTCTTCATATGCTCAGGGGGCGTTTGATCTGATCAACTTTAGCCAGGTTGATTATAGCACTGAGTTGCTACAAAAAACAGAGTTAGGACGGTCGTTTGCCGTGTCTGTTGACTTTTACAGGAATGATGTCCTGGTTAACTCCTTTTCTGCTTCTACGTTCGTTGTTTGGGGAGCTGTTCAGATTGGGGAACGTTATAACGGCAGCCGTAAGCTTACTTGGTTTAAGAACTACCCGTTCACGGTACCCATGTATTCACCTGGTAATTTCAGGATTGATGTTTTGATTGATGGTATAACATCGTCATGGGTCAATACTCCCAGTGCCGGAGTATGGAATCTTATGATGGGAAGATACGCCGCGACGAAGAAAATCCGGTTCACTCTACAAGGTTCGCAATCTGCTCCGAGTGTTTGGGATATAACATTTGATTACACGTTCAATCCTGTAGCTACTGTTCCATCCGAAGTGGATTGTATTGTTGATGATAGTTGTTGTGGCGTTTATTTGCGTTGGATCAACCGGCATGGGTGGTATTGTTATTGGTTGTTCAAAGAGGGAGATGAGAACCGGACAGTGACAGATGACGGCGAGTTCATCCGTAACAACATGGTTGATTACAGCTACGTAAACGGTTATCATGGTGGCACCGGACGTAAACAGCGCAAGGGGGAAACAAAGACTGTTCCGGTATGTGCACCTCTGATCAACTCTGATACATACGACTTCCTGTATGAGCTCTCAATGTCTCCGGTTGTCGATATGTTTAGAGGTTATTCGGATGATGGTACACCGCAATGGATGGCCGTGAATATAGCTGTTGGCAGTTACCTCAAAACAAAGAAGTCGTTACAGGACTTCGTCGCAACGATTATAATGCCTGAAACAAGAATACCGAGTTTATGAGAAAAGACGAATTATATATCAATGGTGAGATTGTCGATCTGGATGATAAGACAAAGATCACGCTAAAATATAAGAGCAACTTGTTTACTGATTTGAGCAAGATTGTAAGCAACAACAGTTATACTATCAAGTTGCCCCCGACGGTGCATAACCAGCGTGTGATTGATCACGCTGATTTGCCCGCTCGTGTTACTGACTTTCCACGTAAGCGCCATCAAACACGTTATTTTCGGGGTGGTGTTGAAATTGTTAAGGATGCAGTTGGTGTCCTGCTGTCTACTGGTGAAACGATCGATGTTGCTATGACATGGGGAACTATTACCGCATTGCGTAATTTGGTTAGTGATAACCGTATGCTTAATGAGCTTACGGATGGTAGTGAATATCTCCTTTGGGATCAGAAGGCAGGGATAGGCCCGTATGATTATACGGATGATTATTTCTATTCGGACGCAAGCTATGGCGTGAAGTTGGGTGATGCTTCTAAGCTGTGGTACCATCCGGTTGTGCGTGTTGAATGGCTTCTGAAAAAGATAGAGAGTATTTATGATGTGAAGATTCAGGTACCGGACACTTACAAATCGTTTTTCCGGCGTTTGGTTATTCCCTGTTTGACCAGAGATGAGAGCCAAGGGGTTTTAAATGATATTGTGTCTCTTAATTATGTGGCTTTTCATAATCACCAGATAGATGCCATATCATACTTTCAGTTTTCGATTAAAAACAGTATAGGCAAGCAATATGCAACAGTCTACGATAGGCCATTCCCTGGTGTTGCTGCGATGTCTTTACTATTTCCTAGCAGGGATTTTACCGATACAGAGGTATTTATAGACATAGGAATTACATTTTCGAGTTTAATTAATCCGTCAAATATAAATTTACGATTCACATATTCGAAAGTAGATTATAAAGAACCGTTTTCCGAACTGATTGAAGGTAAAAATGTTTTTGGTATGACATTTGAATTTACTAAGCGATTTACGATTGATAGAAACATTGAAGAAGGGTACTGTTATTTGCAACTAAATAGGGGTTCTGATGTGACTACGATTGGAACCGTTAACTATTTTACGTTTAACATCTCACCAAAGGCTAACGGGGAAGTACAGTATGGCGAACGTTTTCCTGTAGTGTCTAATCTCCCGAAGATCAAAGTGGTTGATTTCCTTAAAAACATCATGAGCCTTTGTGCCCTGTTCTCCATGCCACCAGAAGATAGCTCTAACGTTCTGAACTTCTCGAACATCGAACTGATGATACAGAATAAGAACCGTGCCTATGACTGGACGAAGAAAGTAGTGGCATCATACCAGGAGAACAAACCGATGTCCACAACGTACACGATTGAGAACTTTGCACAACACAACCGTATGGTGTACAAAGAGGATAGTACGGTTTTCGGGAACTATGATGGTGATCTGATCATTGAAGATGAAACAATAGAAACATCACGTAATGCCGTAGAATTGAAGTTCGCGGCATCTGACACACAAGACGGACGTGCAAAGCTTCCCTTGTATGTTCTCAATGAAGATAGCGGAGAATATGAACTGCAGAACATTGAACCCCGTATTCTTCTTGAAGCGCCTGATTCGATCGAGTATTCAAAGCTCGTGTTCTCCGGGCTTGACTGGCCAACGTTGATCAACACTTACTATGCTAAATATCAAAGTGTGATCAAACGCCCTGTTGTGATCAGTGAGAAGATAGAGGTAAGCGATATTGAACTCCAATCTCTCGATGTATCGGTACCGGTTTATCTCGGGCAATATGGGCAGTTCTACGGGATTATTGATATCAAAGCGGAGGATTCAGGGATTTGTACATGTAATTTGTTACAGTTAAATTTTTAGGTTATGGCAGAGACAGCAGCAGAAAAGATATTGAATATCAGGGTTAACAACTCTGATGCATTAAAGAAGATTGTTGAATATCGGAATGAACTGGATAAGCTTAAGGTTCAAGAAGAAATAATCAGAGGGCAGGTAAGAACTCGCTCAATCACTCAAGAGGAATACAATAAGAAAATAGCAGAGACTAAGATCGTTACCAAAGAATATAACGATGCTATACGTGTTCTTAGCAAGGAGATTGAAAACAATATCAAGGTTCAACAAGCGGAAGAGGGTTCACTTGTTGCCTTGCGTGCTGAGTTGTCCAACCTTACTGCCGAGTACGACAAGTTAAGTGATACTGCACAAAACTCATTTGATGGTCAAGACTTAGAGGTCCGCATCGGTGCAGTGACCGATAAGATCAAAGAACAAGAAGAACGTACCCAGCGATTCTACCGGAACGTAGGTAACTATTCGAATGCCTTTACAAAGGTTCTCGAACCAATGAAGCAAAAGCTAAATGAGATGCGGGAAGCATATATGGCGATGAGCAAGGAAGAACGAAAGAGTGCGGAAGGAAAAGAACTGCTGAACAAGATCACGGAAATGCAGAACCGCATCAACGGGGTGACAGAATCCGGAGGAAAGTTTCAGAATGAGATATTGAAAATATCCGGTCTTGAAAGTGGGTTCCTGGGCAAGATGTCTTCTATGGTTGGAGGATTGGAAGGCGTATCGGATGGATTCGCGGCGGCTAAAGCTGCTGCAGTAGAGTTTGGTAAGCAGCTCATAAAGCTATTAACTAATCCAATAGTCTTAATCCTGTCTGCCATTGCGTTAGCGATATATGGGATAGTAAAAGCGGTGAAGAGTAGCGAGGAAGCAACAAACCGGATTAGCGTTCTTGTAGCACCGTTAGGACGTTCACTGGATTATGTGTTGAGCATCTTACAAAAAGTAGTAGCCTATATCATCTCATGGGTGGAAGAAGGAGAGAAGCTTACGAACTGGCTGTTTGAAATGCTCGAAAAACTTCCTTTGGTTGGAGATGCCATCAAAGAAAACAACGAAAGGAACCGTGAAGCCATTGATCTGGCAAAGGAAAAGATCGACATTGAGAAACAGGCCAGGGAAGATGAAGTGCAAAACGCTAAGGATGCTCTTGCTGTCTCTGAATTACGCACTAAAGCCAAAGACAAAGAACAGCATACTGCAGCTGAACGCTTGGAGTTCGTAAAGCAAGCTAACAAGTTGGAGGAACAACAGGCTAAACGAAACGTCGATCTTGCGCAAAGGAAGTTGGATGCCCTGCAGAAAGAATCTGAATGGGCAGAGAATAACGCAGAGACCAACAGGGAATTGGCTAAGTTGGAAGCAGAATTGTATAATGCTCGCAAAACCTACTTTGATAAGACCCGTGAACTGAAAGAACAAGAAAACTCCATTATCAATGAAACCAAAGCCGAAGAGAAGCGTAAAGCTAAGGAAGCGGCCGATGCAGCAAAGGAACGTGCAAACAAAGAACGTGAAGCAATACGGGCCGCGGAAGATGCGTTGTTTGCTCTGGTTAAAGAAAGTGCGGAGAAAAGGCGGAAAGCTGTCAACGTTGAATATGATCGACAGATTGAGGACTTAAAGGTTAAGCTGTCAACGGAAAAGAATCTTTCACAGAAAGCCCGTGAAGCGATCAATCAAACGATTGTAACTCTTGAAAAGCAGCGGACGCAAGAACTTGAAAACCTCTCTAATGAGGAATTGAAACGTGAAATAGAGAAAGAACAGAAGCGCATTGAGCTAATGTTGTCTGCTGTAAAGTCCGGCTCTGAGCAAGAGTTCCAGTTGAAGCTGCAGCAACTCCAAAAGCAGAGAGAGATGGAACTTGCGAACACGGAGCTCACCGAACAAGAAAAGCAGCTCATCCGGAATAAATACATGTTCCAGGAAGACAAGCTCATCGATGAACATAGCAACGCAGTTCATCAAAAGCAGATGGATGCAATACGTCTCGATTTTGAGACCCGGATAGCAGAGGCACATGGTAATGAGGTTGAAATCCTTAACCTCCAAATGGAGCAAAAGAAAGCTGAACTGGACGCTATTCAACAACTG